CCAACTACTCGTAACTTTACTGTTTCTGGCTATGATTACTATGGTCAAGCAATGAGTGAAGTAATCGCATCTAGTGGATCTGCTTCTACTGCTGTAAACGGTAAAAAAGCATTCTATCAGATTAGTGAAATTACTGTTTCAGGTGGAACTGTAGTTGCTATCACCATTGGAACTACTGATATTCTTGGTATTCCAGTTCGTGTTACTGATGCTGGTTATATTGCTCGTGCAGGTTATAACAATACTCTAGCTGAAGATGCTGGAACATTTGTAGCTGCTGCAACTGCCACCGCTACAACGACTACTGGTGATGTACGTGGTACTTACGTTCCTTCTGCCGCAACTGACGGCATTAAGCGTCTTGTGATGGGAATTCTTTTACCTGCAATCGCAGTTGGACCAAACGCTACTCGTGTTGGTGCACTCGGTGTAACTCAAGCCTAATAGGAGAGCAAAATGGGACAATACAAACCAATGCCTAAGATGAAGACAACTGAGCCATCAGTTGAGCTTAAGTTGAAAAAAGGCGGTCGTGTAAAAATGGCTGAAGGTGGCAAATCTGATATGGCGCAAGACAAGGCTATGATCAAAAAAGCCATGAAGCAGCATGATGCTCAAGAGCATAAAGGTGGTAAAGGTACTACTTTAAAGCTTCGTAGTGGCGGTATGTCTGCGCCTAAAGCTGGTCCTAATGTTATAGGTGGGTTAGCAGGTGGCATTGAAGCTACTCGTCCTGTAATGAAAAAAGGGACAGGCAAGATTGAAGGCCCTGGCTACAAAAATGGTGGTTCTGCTAAGAAATTTCTTAACAATATTTCTAGTGCTAAGCAAACCAAGTCTTTTAACACCAAGACCGGTGGCGTAGAAGGCAAAGGCTACAAAAACGGTGGTGCAGCTAAGTTTATCTCTAATATGTCTAGTGGAGAGAAGATGCCAACTGTTCAAGGTAAAACCAAAGGTATTAAACAAGAACCTGCAGGCTATAAAAACGGTGGTCATGCTGCTATGTCTTGTAAAGCTGAAGGCGGCTATACTACTATGAAGAAGATGCAGAAGTGCTAAATTGGTCGGGAGCTTCGGCTCCCACCTTTTAATTGAGGATAAATTATGGCAACAACAATATCGTCCGTAACTCGTGGTGGTGCATATGAGCCGTTTGAGCTTCAAGTTTCTAGGGGTCAAATTCAGGGACACAGGAATGTTACTGTTTTTGGTTTCAATCCTGACGTAGATACAGCGCAAGTGTCTGTATGGCCATTGTCAAGTTTGATTACTTTCCCTGCTGCTGCGCTTCAGATGACTGTTAGTTCGACAAGCGCTAATGATACAAGTTCAGGTACAGGAGCTCGTACTGTCGTTATTCAAGGTCTCGACGCGAATTATAACGAAGTTACAGAAACAGTTACTTTGAATGGTCAGACTGCTGTTACTATGACTGCGTCTTTGTTGCGTGTCAATTACGCTTATGTTGCAACCGCAGGTTCAGGTAATGGTTCAGCAGGTGATATTTATATTGGTACAGGCACTGTAACTGCAGGTGTTCCAGCAACCACATACGACATTATTAAATTTGATTACAATACCACTATTACAGGAAGCTATACAATCCCAGCTGGATATACGGGTTATGTTTCTCAAGGTTTATTCTCAAGTGGTCAATCAGGCGGTTCAAATCAAGTTCAAGGCAGATTGCTAACTAGAGGAACAAACAACATTCGAATGACCGCAGCAATTACGTCTATCAATAATGGTGTAGCGGATTATGTGTTCGAGTATCCGCTGGAAGTTCCTGAAAAGACCACGATTGAGGCAACAGCTATTGGCAGTTCCAGCAACAACGCGGTTTCTTCAATGTTCATCTTGGTTTTGGTAAAAACAGGTCCATAAAATGCCATTGATCAAAAGCAAATCGAAAGAAGCGTTCGGTAAAAACGTCTCAGCAGAAGTTCGTGCTGGTAAGCCTGTTAAACAAGCTGTTGCGATTGCTTATGAAACCAAACGAGCCGCTCCTAAGAAATCAGGCGGTAAAGTCGGCTTATGGGATAACATTCATGCCAAGCAAGAACGAATTAAGCATGGTTCAGGCGAAAAAATGCGTAAACCCGGTAGTAAAGGGGCGCCTACTGCTGCTGACTTTAGAGCTGCTGCAGGTAAGAAAGAAGGTGGAGATGTTAAGTTATCCATCACTAAAGGCGAAAAGTATCCTACAGACCAAGGTGCTGGGCTAACAAAGAAGGGCCGAGACAAAGTTAATCGTATGACAGGCAGCAATCTTAAAGCGCCTGCTCCAAACCCTAAGTCCAAGGCTGATGAAGGTAGAAAGAAGTCTTTTTGCGCTAGAATGTCAGGTGTGGTGAAGAATGCTAAAGGTGATGCGCCTAGAGCTAAAGCATCATTGAAAAAATGGAATTGTTCAGGCTGGTAATCTATGTCAACTTCAGGAACTGTAGGGCAAACCGTTATATCAGTTCAAACTCTTATTGACCATGGTGCAAGAAGAGCAGGTAAACTTGCAGAAGAGCTAACGGTTGAACAAGTACAATCTGCTAAGACCAGTCTGTACTATCTACTGTCAAATCTAGCCAATCGAGGCATTCAGTACTGGTGTATTGTGAAGAATGTGATCGGCATGAAGCCTGATCAGTACATTTACTATCTGCCAATCGGTACTGTTGATGTTCTTAATTCGAACTACAGAACTGTTACTTCTGTCACTACAGGGGCTAATAGCTCCTCAGGGGTTGTATCGAATGCCTTTGACGGGGTCGGCAGTAGCATCTGTCAGCTATCTAATAATACTGGATATATTGGCATTAATAATGGTTCTGGCAACCCTGTGTATGTTGCAACCATTGGTATTTTGCCAGCAATTAGCGGTTCTGTAACTGTACAGCTTCAGTATTCACAAGACGGGTCAACTTGGACCACAGTTTATAGCCCAGGAGCAACCACTTGGGAATCCGGAACATGGATTTATTATGATTTAGACCCATCTGCAACTGCTCCATTTTGGAGAATACTACAAACTGCCGGTGCCAATATGGGCGTTTATCAAGTTGTGTTTGGCACAGCACCTATAGAAATACCACTTGCGAGGTTAAATCGAGATGACTATACAAACTTACCTAACAAAAACTTTACAAATAATCGGCCGCTTCAGTACTGGTTTGATCGGAACATTCCGCAGCCGGCTATGTACTTATGGCCAGTCCCTAATACAATTCAGCCGCAAATTGTGGCGTGGTGTCATCGACAAATTCAAGACGTCGGGGCGCTGAGTGGCGAGATTGAGATACCTCAGAGATGGTATCTAGCCATTCAGAATATGTTGGCTCATCAAATGGCTATGGAACTCCCCAATGTTGCAAATGATCGTATTCTGTACTGCGAGCAGCAAGGGGAGAAGTACTGGAACCAAGCAGAGCAAGAAGAGCGTGATAAGTCGCCTATCTACTTTGCGCCTAACATTTCTCCATACACAAAATGAGCATATGGTTAGACACTAGAGGGAATACAGTTTTATCGATCGCTATCTGTGATCGGTGTAAAATGAAACGTGCCTATGATGAAATAGGGACAGATAGAAATTTATCCGGTTTAAGAGTTTGCAACTTTGGTTGCAATGATGAACGAGATCCTTATCGGTTGCCGGCAAGACAGCCAGAAAAAATATCAATACGTTTTCCGAGGCCTGATGCTGATGTTGCTGAAAATCAAGATGCAATTACAACTGATCCGAATGTTGTGCAAGACCCGAACCAAACTGTTACTGGTACAACAGCAGGTGAAGCAGGTATTGCGCCTGAAACAGCACAAGACGATCTTGACGGAAACTTGGATAATTTGAGCCCCTAATATGGCAAATATACGAATTTCACAATTACCTGCAGCCCCTAGTGCAATTACAGGCACTGAACTTATTCCTGTTGTGCAAAATGGGCAAACAGTACAGACTACTGTTAGTGCAATTACTAATAGTCCAGTACAGACACAAACATTCTTAACTGTCGGTGCACAAGCATCACTACCAAATAGTCGATTTATCGGTGGTGGATTAGGCATTGGTACTTCAGACGGCGGCGCTCAAGGGTTATATAGCTTCTTTCTAAACGGCACTTCTGCTAGTTTAGAAAATGCTTCTGCAGGTATCATCGCTAAAACAGGTGTTAATACTGTTACTAATAGATCAATTGCAATTGGGACTGCCGGATTAAGTATTGCTAATGGATCAGGAGTTAGTGGTGATCCAACAATATCTTTAACAGGATTAGCTTTATCTGTTGCCACATTAACTGGTAGCGGCATGGTTAGCTTAGTGGGCGGTTCATTTTTCCAGAATGTTACACTAACAGGAACAAGTGATCAAATTGATATTGCCAACCCAAATGGTGGGAGCAATCCAACATTTAGTATTGCTAACAATCCTGTACTTCCTGGTATTGAATCTGTTCAAATTCCTTCAGGCGCAACAGGAGATCGCCCTGTACTACCTGTAGTTGGCGATATTCGATATAACAGTACAACAGATCGATATGAAGGTTATGCTACTGCAGGCTGGCAAAACTTTGGTCTAGGTGATGGTTCTGTTACTTTTGTGTCAGGTACTGCAAATCAAATTGCTGTTGCAAATGGTGCAACTACTCCTGTAATTAGTATTGTTAGCAATCCTATTATTCCAGGTTTATCGGCAATGGTTCTTCCAAAAGGCGGAACTGCGGATAGAACAGCTTCTCCAGCTTCTGGAATGATTCGCTATAATACAGATACAGGGTTATTTGAAGGTTATTCAGTAGCTTCTTGGACATCATTTGCAGCCGGTTCAGGTGTAACATCAGTTGCTACAGGCACAGGGTTAACAGGTGGTCCAATTACTTCAACAGGTACGATATCAATTGATAACACTGTTGTTACATTGACTGGTACACAGACATTAACTAATAAGACAATTAGCGGGTCTACTAACACTTTAAGTAATATTGCTAATGCTTCATTGACAAATAGTGCAATTACGATTGGCTCAACATCTGTTTCTTTAGGTGGAACGATTACCACTTTAGCTGGTGTTTCTATTAGTGGTTCTACTAATACTTTAAGCAATATTGATAATGCTTCACTAACAAACAGTGCTATTACTATTAACGGTTCTAGTGTTAGCTTAGGCGGGTCAATTACAGTAACAGCTACAGCATCTAATGCTTTGACTATAGGGACTGGGTTATCCGGTACAAGCTACAATGGCTCGACACCAGTTACGATTGCTATTGATAGCACAGTAGCTACACTAACCGGCTCACAGACACTTACTAACAAGACAATTGACGGTGCTAATAACACGTTGTCAAACATCGCCAACTCATCGTTGACCAACAGTACGATTGTTTTGGGAACGACCACTATTGCCTTGGGTGGCACGTCACTGACCCCTGCTGGATTGACCAGCGTGACGGTGACCCAAAACCCAGTTGCGGCGCTTGACTTAGCAACCAAACAGTATGTGGATACCTTGGTGTCTTCTGGTATTCACTTCCATACGCCAGTTCGTGTTGAGTCTCCAACTCCGCTGAATGCAACCTACAACCAACCGGGCGGGGCTGGAGTCGGTGTTGGGGCAACTCTGACCAACGCAGGCACGCAAGCCGCTTTGGTGATTGATGGCGTCACCCTTTCGGTCAACGACCGCGTGTTGATTTACGCGCAAACAAACCAAATTCAAAATGGTGTGTACGTCGTGACAGACGTGGGTTCTGGCTCGACAAACTGGATTCTGACTCGTTCGACCGACACTGATACTTACGGACTTGTTAGCCCAACAACGCTGGGCGAGGGTTCAACTTTCTTTGTCCAGCAAGGCACAACTGGCGCGGGCGAGACTTACACCTGCAACACTTCTGGCGTCATCGTATTTGGCACAACCAATATTACGTTTGTCCAAATCTCTGCAACGCAAATCTACTCTGCTGGCACTGGCTTAACCCTAACAGGCACGCAGTTCAGCATCAGCAACACTGCGGTTGCCGCTGGTGCGTATGGCTCTTCGACTCAAGTTGGTACGTTTACGGTTAATGCGCAAGGCCAACTCACTTTGGCTGGAAATACAACAGTCACCCCGGCTGTTGGGTCTATTACAGGATTAGGCACTGGTGTAGCTACATTCTTAGCAACACCAAGCTCTTCAAACTTAGCAGCTGCTGTAACAGATGAGACAGGGTCAGGCGCATTAGTATTTGCAACTTCGCCAACACTAGTTACGCCAGTTCTTGGAACACCATCTTCAGGTACTTTAACTAATTGTACAGGTTATCCGACTTCAGCGCTCAGTGGCACTATTGATCTTACGACTCAAGTTTCAGGTATACTGCCTATCGCTAATGGTGGCACAGGCACAATTTATGGCGTTGCCGGAGGCACTTTTTAATGTTTACGGCTTATAATTTTGTAAAAGGATTTTAATTATGGCACAAGCAGGCTATACACCCATATCGCTATATTACAGCACTACGGCTTCTGTTGTGCCGATTGCTGCAGATCTGGTTCCTGGTGAATTAGCAATTAATATTGCTGATGGTAAACTGTACTTTGAAAACAGTTCTGGCGTTGTTACATTATTAGCTCAAAGTTCTACAGCGTCCCCAGTAACGACCTTCTCCGCTGGAACTACAGGCTTTACCCCTAACTCTGCAACAAGCGGCGCCGTTACATTAGCCGGCACGTTAAACGTTGCAAACGGTGGTTCTGGTGCAGCTACTCTAACTGGTGTCTTAAAAGGTAACGGCACTTCTGCATTTACAGCAGCTACCGCAGGTACAGACTATGTAGCACCTGGCACAGCAACCACATTTACAGCCCTACAGACCTTCGCTGGTACGTCTTCTAATGCAGACTTAAAAACCTCCAATATTCTTGAGACCGCTACTGTTTCAGCTACGGCAGCAACAGGCACTATTCCTTACGATGTTACGACCCAGTCAGTCCTGTACTACACAACCGCTGCGTCAGGAAGCTGGACAGTCAATTTTAGAGGCTCTAGCGGAACTGCTTTAAATGACATTATGTCTACTGGTGAGTCTTTGTCTGTTACTTTCTTAGTTACTAACGGATCGACCGCATACTACAACTCCGCAGTTCAGGTTGATGGCTCTTCTGTAACACCTAAATGGCAAGGTGGAACAGCACCTACTACTGGTAACGTAAACTCAATTGACAGCTACACTTATGTCATCATCAAAACAGGAAGTGCTACATTTACAGTACTCGCATCACAAACTAAATTTGCTTAAAGGTTTTATAGATGCCACGCTTATCTAAAATTGGTGCAGCAGCCCTAGCAGCCTTCGGATGGACAACGGGTGCGGCTGCCGTTACTGTTGACTTCCTTGTAATTGCTGGTGGTGGAGGTGGCGGTAATGATGTAGCTGGTGGTGGCGGTGCTGGTGGTTATAGATGTTCGGTTACAGGAGAATCATCAGGTGGTGGCGCATCAGCAGAAGGAAAATTAAATTTATCTTTAACAGATAGCTACACAGTAACTGTTGGTGCTGGTGGCGCAGGTGCGGTAGACAATACTGCCAATGGAGTTAATGGCACAAATTCAGTTTTTTCCACAATAACTTCTACAGGTGGCGGTGGTGGAGGAAGCAATACTGGTAATCCAGCAAACAATGGCGGTTCAGGTGGCGGTGCTGGTGGTAACACTACTGGTGGAACTGGAAATGCAAATCAAGGTTTTGCTGGCGGTTCTTCTTCGGCTGGAGATAGACCAGGAGGAGGCGGTGGCGCTGGTGCAGTAGGTGGCGCTGGCTCGTCAGGAACTATTGGAAATGGCGGTGCTGGTGTTTCTTCGTCAATAAATGGAACTGCAACTGGTCGTGCTGGTGGTGGTGCTGGTGGTTATTCAAATGTATTAGGAACTGGTGGAACTGCTACAGATGGTGGTGGTGGTTCTTCATCAACTGTAGGATTGAATGGAACTGCAAACACAGGCGGTGGCGGTGGCGGTGGTGGTCAAAATGGAACAAGAGATGGCGGTCAAGGTGGCTCAGGCGTAGTCATCATCTCCTATGTAGGCGCACAACAATTCGGTGGCGGTGTCGTTACCTCAAGCGGTGGCAACACAATTCATACATTTACTACATCTGGCACTCTTAGCCCATTGTCCTCGTTGACAGCAAACTTCTTAGTTGTTGCTGGTGGCGGTGGTGGCGGTGGTGCATATGGTGGCGGTGGTGGAGCTGGTGGTTTAAGGTCATCAGTCACCAATACTGGTGGTGGCGGTAGTTTAGAGTCCACATTAACCATTGACACAAACTCCATTTATTTAGTTACTGTTGGTGCTGGCGGTGTAGGCGCTCAATATACTGTGTCACAAGCAAATTCTGGTAGCAACTCTGCATTTTTATCCATTACATCTACTGGTGGTGGTCGTTCTGGTTTAATAAATACAGCAGGAGCATCTGGTGGTTCTGGTGGCGGTGGTGGTTCTAATTCTGGAACTGGTGCGGCTGGTGGTAGCGGAACTGCAAATCAAGGATTTGCTGGCGGTACAGGTGCTGGATATGATGGCGTAAATGGATATGCTGGTGGTGGCGGTGGTGGCGCTGGAGCAGTAGGACAAAGTAGAACTGCTGGACAAAATACTGGTGGTAATGGTGGCGCTGGTGTAACTGTTGCCATTACTGGTTCTTCTATTGGATACGCTGGCGGAGGTGGTGGTAGTGGATATACAACCTCTGGTGGAACAGCTACTGATGGAGGAGGCGCTGGTGCTGATTACAATGTTATTGGAAGCAGTGGTTCAGCAAACAGAGGCGGAGGCGGTGGTGGCGGTGGAGCGTTTCCAGATTTTTCTGGCTCTGGCGGTAGCGGTGTAGTAATCATCTCTTACCCAGGCTCTACTCAGCAAATGGCTGGCGGTACAGTTACTGTAGCTGGCGGTAATGTAATCCACACATTCACATCAAGCGGATACCTAACCCCAATCGTATTAACAACCAACTCATTGCGTTTCCGTTCAAGCGCATCTGCTTCACTGACACGCACACCAACTGTCTCTGGCTCTACTAATAAGTGGACATTTAGTGCATGGGTGAAACGAGGCACATTAGGAAGTAACGCTGCAATAGCTGGCTCTTACAAGAGTTCGCAATGGGTGACTCAGCTTTACTTTATGGCTAATGACACTTTCCGTGTTTACATTTCTAATGACGTAAATTCGACATATATAGATTATCAAACTTCTGCGGTTTATCGTGACCCAGCGGCTTGGTATCATATTGTTGTATCAGTAGATAATACAACTTCTACAACAGGTTTTGCTTTATATGTAAATGGTTCACAGGTAACATCATTTGGTACATCATCGAATAATTTATCACAAAACGCTGGTATTTCATTTAATCAAGCGTCTGCATCAACTGGCGTTGGTGTTAGTTATAACACCGCTGGGTCAGCATTTGGTTACTTTGATGGCGAACTAGCTGAAGTTAATTCTATTGACGGTCAAGCCCTAACACCAAACAGCTTCGGTACATTTAACGGACTCGGTGTCTGGCAACCTATCCGCTACGGTGGTAGCTATGGTACTAATGGATTTTATTTGCCGTTTACAGGTAGTTCATCTTTCTACGGGTCATTTAATGGCTCTAGCCAGTATTTAACGATTGCTCAAAACGCAGCGTTTAATATGGGCAGTGGTGACTTTACTATCGAGTCGTGGGTTTACTTTAATGCCTCTGGTCGTGCGGCTATTATTGGTCAAATTAATAGTTCAGGTCTTAATTCTAGTGGTAGTTTTTACTTTGAAAGAAACGCATCTAACTTTTTAAGAATTCTTGTGGCTAGTGGCGGTACAGGCTATGAAGTAGTTGGCACAACAATAGTTTCAAGTGGTCAATGGCTTCATGTTGCAGCGGTTCGCAATGGAAACAATCTCTCTTGTTACTTAAATGGAGTTTCGCAAGGAACAGTAAGTGTCACTGGTGTTTCTCTTAACTCTTCAACAGAGAATGTTCAAATTAACGGCTACGGAACTTCAACAGGGCTTGTTTTTGCTGGCGCAATGAGCAATGTCCGCATTGTTAAAGGTACTGCGGTTTACACAAGCAACTTTATCCCACCAACAGCAAACTTAACTGCGATTAGTGGTACATCCTTGTTGACACTGCAAAACGCTACTATTGTAGATAACAGCACAAATGCGTTTAGCATTACTAATACTAACTCGGTAACAACTAGCCAAGCGTATCCATTTACCATGCTGGCAAATCAGTCCAAGGACTACAGTCCCAATGGGAACAACTGGACAAACAACAACATCGGCTTACTGGCTGGTTCTACCCTAGACATCATGACCGATGTGCCTACGCTGACAAGTGCTACTGCGGCTAATTATGCTGTATTGAATCCACTTAAAAAACCATCAACTTCAACTATAAGCAATGGTAATTTAACTGTTGTTTGGGACGCAAATGGTGGCGAACAGCCAAATACGATAGCTGTATCAAGTGGTAAATGGTATTGGGAGCAAACTCAAGATTCCTATTTAGCTGCACCAGGAATTATTTTATCAACAGCAACACCAAGCAATAGTTCAATTTCGCAAGGCTATCATTATTATGGTGGTAATGGAAATTTTTATACTGGAATTTCAAGTGTTTCCTACGGGGCAACATTTGGTAGTGGGGATGTAATTGGAGTAGCGCTTGATTTAGATACTAATCAAATTACATTTTATAAGAACAATGTTTCTCAAGGTGCTAAAAGTATTGTTGCTGGCGAATACAACGCAGATTTTTGTTCTGCTGGAACTAATACAATTAACGCCAACTTCGGTCAAAGACCATTCGCCTACACCCCACCAACAGACTTTAAAGCACTAAACACATTTAACTTAACCACTCCTGCAATTGGTGCTACACCAGCAACAACAGCAAATAAGTATTTTAATGCTGTAACTTATGCTGGAGCAGGTGCTGGAACAGTAATTACAACTGGCTTTTATCCTGATTTTGCTTGGATGAAAAACAGGACTGCGGCATTTAGTAATTTTGTGCAAGATTCGGTTCGTGGTGGCGGTGTGTATTTGCTTACAGATGAACCTGACCCTGATGCAGCAGTTTCACCATCTTCTACATTCAGTAGCACAGGACTAACAATACCTTTCAATAGTTCTTACGCTTCTAATTCTTCCTATAACTTTGTAGCGTGGGCATGGAACGCTAATTCAGGCTCAACAGTATCCAACACAGCAGGCGCTATTACATCTACAGTAAGTGCTAATACAACTGCTGGGTTTAGTATTGTTACTTATACAGGCACAGGCGGTACAGGAACAACAACTGTTGGGCATGGATGTCAAGTCGGTGGTATAGCAACAGCACCTAGCATGGTAATAATTAAACGCAGAAATGCTTCAGCTAATTGGGCAACTTATCACACAGGATTGACTAGCACTTCTTACTATTTGTTTTTTGATGTAAATACTGGTGAAGCAAATTATGGTAGCACCTTTATATCTCCATCAAGTTCTACACTAACTATCGCTGCAGATTCATCATTATTAAATGCAAGCGGTGGAACTTATGTAGCTTACTGCTTTGCACAAGTCGCTGGCTATAGTGCATTTGGCTCATACCTAGGTAATGGTTCTACAAATGGCACTTTTGTATACACAGGATTTAGACCAAGATTTATAATATTAAAACATAGAGGTGCGGGTAGTGACGCATGGATTTTGATGGATACATCAACCCAAACATATAATGTTGTTGGTAATTTTTTACAACCCAGTCAACCTGACCAAGAATTAAATACAGTTATATGTGATTTTTTATCTAACGGATTTAAATTAAGAGAAACATATACAACAATAAATACTGGTAGTAACACATACATCTACATGGCATTTGCCGAAAACCCCTTTAAATACGCTAACGCACGATAGGAACTAATATGTTTATTAGACAAGACGAAATCAGACCAGATGACCGCTACTACTGGGTAACGGCAAACGAGAACGGCTCGTTCTCAAAGATGCCCAAGGCACTGGAAGACCGTGAGGAGGTTGACCAAGACGGCAACCCCGCTTATGTAAAAGTTTATGACGAGGCAACAAAGTCTATGGTTAACACAACCCAAAGACTAATCGCCAAGGGTCTAAAGTCAGGTCATATTGAACAAGTCAAGCGGACAGCCAACTCTATCCTATCCCAAACCGATTGGATGGTAATCCGCAAAACCGAGCGCAATGTAGACATCCCAGCCGACACCGTAGCGTATCGTGCCGCGGTTGTTGCAAAGGCAAGCGAGTTAGAGGCAGCCATCTCTGCCGTAACCAGCGTAGAAGAATTAATGGCTTTAAACCTATCATTTCCAAACAACGGAGTAATCTAAATGGCACACTTTGCAAAAGTAGAAAACGGTGTTGTAGTCCAAGTAGTAGTGGCTGAAGAAGCCTTTATCGCTACTGGTGCGTTGGGAGACCCAGCGTCATGGGTTCAGACATCGTATAACACCCGTGGTGGCGTTCACTATAACCAAGACGGCACACCTAGTGGTCGTGAGCCACTGCATAAAAACTATGCTGGTATCGGTTATACATGGGATGGAACAGGGTTTTCTGCCCCACAACCATTCCCAAGCTGGTCAATGAACCAAGATTCTTATCTATGGGAAGCTCCAGTACCTTATCCAAACGATGACAAACGCTACTCGTGGGACGAGGCTACAACCTCATGGGTAGAAGTAGAAATAGTTTCTAACTAAAAGGAGAATGAAATGGGAAAAAATGAAAAGACCCCCGTTACTATTGACAATGTTCAATATCAGTACGAAGACTTAACTCAAGAGCAGCAGGTAATTGTGAACCATTGCGTTGATCTAGACCGAAAAATTGACTCGGCTAAATTTAACTTAGATCAGTTGCAAGTAGGTAAACAAGCCTTTTTTAATATGCTTAAAGAGTCTTTGGCGCATTCAAAGGCGAATAATGGTAACCAAGAAGCTAACGATACAGCAAGTTAAGAGTGATATCGACAGTCATATTGATATATGCGCTATTCGGTATGAGAGTATTGAAAAAGAAATGCGCGGTGTAAACGCTCGACTGAAGCGTTTAGAGACAACTCTTATTAGTTCTGCCGGGGCAATAGTTTTGCTATTGATTAGTCTAGTTCTTAAATAGGCAAAGAACAGTGAGATATGTCGGACGAACTGGGGTTGTCGGCTGGTGCCAAGGGGATCAGCGAAGGGATTAAGACAGGCAGGGAAGCTGGTCGTGAGATCGGCAAGAACATTGAAGAAGTACAGAAAGAAGCAGTTGATGTAGCAAAAGAACGGGCAAACGCAAGAATCCGTGAGCGTAGGGAAGCAGAGTTAAGGAAGGAACGGGCAATATTTAAAGCCCTTGAAGAGTACAAACACCGTAAACAAATATCGGATGAGGAGTACAAATTAAGGGTAGATTTTGTAAAGAAGTACGGCACTAAAGAGTGGCAGAAGCTAATAGACATCAAGACCGAGATTGAGCGGCTTGAGAAGGAAGATAAGAAGTACTTTGATGCCGAGTTGTCAAAGGTTAGATGGGTGCAGTTCTGGTGCTTTTTAGCAGCGGGCTGGATAGCTTATTACATGGTATGGGGGTCTAAAAAATGAATGAACATGAAACCGCTAAAGAAGTTGCTGGTAAATATATCGGCAAACAAGGTCTTTTTTACATTACCTTTATTGTGGTGATTGGGGTGGGCGCCTCGATTGTGCTGGAAGAATCTAAGATGGCCGCAGTCATGGGGCTACTTGGTGCATCTTTAACCGCCTTAATCTCAATGCTTAACGGTGTCGCTGGGGCTACCCCCAAACAAGACAAGCCTGAGTTTGAGATTATGAAAGAACTCATTTCCCGCCTAGATAAGATGGCTGACCGTGACCCAATGTCCGTGTCGGTAGAAGGTGACAAAGTAGTTGTTCGCAAAGGCGATAACGAAACTGAAGTAGGGAGAAAATAATGTTTCCATTAACAGCACTAGTAGACGTTGGGATGAAAGTCCTAGACAAGTTCATTCCCGACCCAGAAGCCAAGGCTAAAGCCCAGCAAGAGTTGCTCAAGATGCAACAAGAAGGCAGGTTAGCAGAACTGAATGCCGACAATATTGAGGCTCAAGAGCTAACCAAGCGCCAAGAAGCGGACATGAACTCGGACTCATGGCTATCCAAAAACATCCGTCCAATGACCCTGATCTTTATTTTGTTTGCCTATTTCTTATTTGCAATGATGAGCGCCTTTGGTAACAATGCCAACGAGAAGTACGTAGAATTATTAGGTCAATGGGGTATGTTAATCATGTCGTTCTACTTTGGTGGCAGAACCCTTGAGAAGATCATGGACATGAAAAAGAAAGAAAAAGATGCAGCTAAGTGAACACTTTACAGTACAAGAAATGACTGCCAGTGAGACTGCAGCACGTCATGGGTTTGATAATACGCCAAATGCCACTGAGTTGGCAAATCTGGTCAGACTAGCAAGCATGCTAGAAGAAGTCAAGAAAGCATTAGATATGAAGCCGATCATGATTAATTCTGCCTATCGATCAAAGCCAGTTAATGATGCCGTAGGGTCAAAGGATAGCAGTCAACACAGAATCGGTTGTGCTGCAGATATTAGAGTTCCAGGTATGAACCCAGACGAAGTCTGCAAAGCAATTATTGCATCAGATGTTCAGTTTGATCAGATCATCCGTGAATTCTGGGATAAAGATAAAGGCGGCGGATGGACACATATTAGTGTTTCAAACACTAAGGACACGCCCCCACGTCGTCAAGCTCTGATCATTGACAAAGTAGGTACTCGCCCATATGCATAAGAGTATAATTAATTTATTGATTACCGCGAATAGGGTGCAAAGATGACTGCTTCTTTTGTACTGACTTATGACAATCTAATTACTACTGTCGAGCAGTATTTAGAAAGAAATGATGCTGCAGTTGTCAATCAAATACCTACTTTCATTACTCTGTGTGAATATGAGATTGCACAGCAGATCAAAACTTTAGGTCAGCAGCAAGTAGTAACTAGCACTATGCTATCAGGTAATCCTATTATTCCTAAGCCGGCTAGATGGCGTAAAACTGTCTCGATGAACATAGACAATGGTAATTCTTATCAGCCTGTCTATCTTAGAAAATATGAATATCTAAAGAACTATTCACCGGCAGATGCTGCTACCGGTATTCCTCTGTACTATGCAGACTATGATTACGATCATTGGTTAGTATCGCCTACTCCTAATCAAGACTATGATTTTGAAGTGCTGTACTATGAAAGACTACAGCCTCTTGACTCTGCAAATCAGACAAACTGGATTACACAGAATGCGCCAAATGCCATGCTCTTTGGTACACTCTTACAAGCTATGCCATTTCTAAAGAATGATCAACGTCAAATATTCCAGCAAAAGTATGACCAAGCTATGCAAGTTCTGAAGATGGAAGATCAACTTCGTCTTGGTGATCGTCAAGCTATTGCAATTGAAAGCTAAAAATGACTACATATATTAATCCGTTTACAAATCAGACAATTAACCCATCTCAAGTAGGCTATGAGTCGTTATCTATATCTGCAGACACTACACTTCAGTGGCCTGTCAATGGTAATACAAGCAACATTGTTGCAAACATTATTCAGGTTACTGCAACGACTGCCGGCTTAAGTCTTATTTTTCCTTCTGCACAGCAAGTGTCAGTAGGTCAGTCAGTCATTATTAATAACGTAGGCGCAAATTCTTTTACTGTTAAGAACAACACAGGCGGCACAATTGTTGCAATCAGTTCAGGCATTTCGCAATACATCTATCTAACCGATAATTCGACAGATGCAGGTGTTTGGAGCTCAGTCACATTTGGTGCAGGAACATCTTCTGCCAATGCAGCAACACTTGCAGGATACGGATTAACAGCAATTAGTACAACTCTTAACCAAGCATATAATCTTTCCGTCTATACCACAAGTACAACTCTTCTTCTTGCTGATAGAGCTTCTTTTGCTGTTTGGGAAGGTGGCGTAGGCTCCATAGTTCTACCTAGCGCTGCTTCTGTAGGCAATAACTGGTTTGCAATGATAAGAAATAACGGAACAGGTATTCTGACTATTTCTTGTTCTGGTGCTGATACGATTGATGACAATGCATCTCAACAACTTCAACTTGATGAATCGTTTGTTGTTGTGTCTAACGGTGTTGACGGATACAATTCATTCGGTTATGGTCAGTCATCAACTTTCTTCTATACCATTTTATCTAAGTCATTAACAGGTCTAGGCCCAACAGTTACGCTGACTACAAGTGAAGCATCTAATGCTATTCAAGAATACACTGGGACTTTAAGTACTAACATAAACGTTATACTGCCTCCGACAGTACAGATGTATACGTTGACGAACTTAACTACAGGCTCATTTTCAGTTACGTTTAAGACTACTTCAGTCGGTGCATCTACAGTTACACTGCCACAAGCTCAAACTTTGATTGTAATTTGTGATGGAACAAACGTATATAATGCTAACTCAGCTACTGTATCTTCTTTAGCCAGTTTAACTTTGAATGCAGGAACGGCAGCAGCACCTTCGCTAAACTATACTGGAGATACAACAACAGGCTTTTATCGACCTTCAAGTGGTCAACTAGGTTTTTCATTGACAGGTACGTCAAAAATGACGCTTGAAGCTGACGGTCTTCATGTTATTGATGGTATTAAAGGAGGCACGTTTCCTTGACAGCAAACGTTATATCTCTAAATATTCCTGCTGGAATACAAAAAGACGGTACGCTGTTCGATGCACCGATGTATGTAGACGGACGTTGGGTTCGTTTTCAGCGCGGTCGACCAAGAAAGATGGGCGGATATAGAAGTATTTTTTACAATGCTCCGAGTATATCTCGTGGCATGATTATGCAATCTCAAACAGGTCTAAACTACGTTTATTCTGGATTTTTTGATTCATTAAATTTTTGGCAGACTGATGACAATAATGGCGTCGGATCAGGGCCTGCAGCTGTTTCACTAAGTAACTTTACATCGAATGCTAATAATCTATGGCAGTTTGATATTGGATATGACTCTAACGGAACAGGCGCATTACAACTTATTGCACACCCCGGTCAAAACTTAACTAATATTGACAGTACAGTAGAAACTCCTGTTTTAACAGGTACTTTTGCAGGCAGTTCATTGTCAAAAGTTGGTGTCTTTACTGCAGTAGGCAATTTATCAGGCACTACAATTACCATTGCATCGGCAAATTTCTTAATTGGAGTCGGCCAAATAGTAACAGGTACTGGTATTCCTGCCAATACAACTGTAACTGCAGCAACTGTGTCAAGCGGCACAACTACAGTAACAGTATCAAATAGTATGACAACAGGTACGAGCATTACTGTTACGTTTGATAACAGCGTTAGTGTGTCAGGCGGTACTTGCATGCTATACCCTTATTTGTTTGTCTATGGCAATAACGGCACGATTAGAAATAGCTCTGCAGGAGATTTCTCAAACTGGGTAGCAGCAGATGCCAACGAAAATAGTGTATCTGCTACAAAGATTGTAAAAGGTATGGCAGTTCGTGGTGGTACCACATCACCTGCAGGATTGTTCTGGTCACTTGACTCTTTAATTCGTGTCACATACAGCCCGACTACAGTAGGTACTTCTACATTGTACTGGAAGTACGACATTGTGACCAGTCAGTCTTCAATTTTATCGTCTCAGTGCGTTATTGAATATGACGGTATCTACTACTGGTGTGGCGTTGACCGATTCTTAGCATACAACGGTGTCGTTCAAGAGATTAAGAACAATGCAAACATCAATTACTTCTTTGACAACTTAAACTACACACAAAGACAAAAAGTTTGGGCAGCTAAGATACCTCGTTGGGGTGAGATTTGGTGGTTCTATCCGCATGGTGACTCTACAGAGTGTAACAATGCCATTATCTTTAATGTCAGAGATCAAATTTGGTATGATGCAGGGTTTGCAAGCGGTGCAAATCGCTCAGCTGGCGTATTTTCTGAAGTATTTAAGTTCCCTATTTGGGCAGACAATCAAGAAAATCAGCTAAATACTTATTCACTTTGGCAGCATGAAATTGGTACAGATATTGTATTTCTAAATACTGTCAGTGCTGTTGAGTCATACTTTGAGACTAATAGTATTGGCTGGGTTGGAGGTGGTCCTGGGCAGAGAACATTGCAAGGCGCTAATCGATGGATTAGACTTGAACGACTTGAGCCTGACTTTGTACAAACTGGCGATATGAGCTTAATTGTGACAGGTAAAGGCTATGCAGAAGATGTAGATGATCCGTCTGACCCATATGATTTTTCACCTACAACTCTTAAGTTAGATTTAAGAGAACAGCGTCGTGAAATGAGATTAAAATTCATTAGTAATACAGTTGGTGGCAATTATCAGACGGGTAATATTCTGATCAGTGCTGATATTGGTGATGAGCGTAGTACAGGAAACCCATAATGGTTACATATGATCCTCGCGGCATGACTTGGGATTATTGGTGTAAGCTAATGTCAGAGCTGTTTGCTACACAGCAGCTTGGTACTGTGTCAGAAGATCGATGGAAAGACTGGGCATGTGGTATACAGGGCATAGGCTTTTTTGTGAATTCAGGAGTGCCTGATCCTAGACTTTTTGATGACTGGAAAGACTGGGCAGCACAGATGGTTGGTATTATGTCAATAGATAATAGGTAAAGTATGAAAGCATCTGAAATCATCTACAACGATAAGTATAGTCAAGAAGACGGGCCTGACAGAGTATTACGCAGTGTTGCCAAACTTGTTGAAGATAATCTGGCTGTTGTTCTTCAAAGCGGAGAGACAGTCTTAGTTGTTGTTCGTCTAGGTGACGGTGCAGTTGAAGTCCATGTATATACCATGGACAGTGGTCTAAGACTTATTTCTGCAATGAAAGTACTAATTCAGAAGTTAAAGAATTCTGAAATTCAAGTTGCGTATATCGCCGACCCTAGAGATGCACAGATGCTGCAAGTATTAAAGATGAACGACCTTCAAGTGAAGAAGTCTGATCGACCAGAATATGAGTGGATGATTACAAGATGAAATATACTAACTTTACAGAATTACCTATCCATGCTTTTCAGCCTAAACTAGGCAAAGGTCCATTTTCATATGGCATGACACTGGAAGGTGGCGGCGGCGGAGGCGGAATTGTAGGCGGCATTGTTAATGCAGTGGGCGACGTATTTGAAGGTGTAGGTAAAGCTGTTGAAAGTGTCGGTCAAGCCGTTAGCGATGTTGGTGTAGCAATTGATAAAGGTGTTAATGATGTAATTCCAGGTGGCTGGGTTACTGTTGGCACAGTTGCATTAATGGTAGCTGCTCCTTATGCAGCCCCTTATTTATCTGGCACAACAGCCACAGCAGCAGGAGCAGCAGAAGCAGCAGCAGCTTTAGAAGCGGCAGCAATAGCAGAAGGTGCAACTACAGCAGGCATGGTAGCCGGTACAACTGCTGCAAGTACTGCGCCGACTCTAGCCACAGTTGCAGAAGCAGCTGCAGTGAATGCAGCTAAATCAGCAGCCATGAATTCTGCTGCACAGCTTGTCACGACAGGCAGTATTGACCCAAGTCAAGCAATTAATGCAGGCGTTACAGGCGGTGTGACAGGTGGATTAAACAGCACACTAAATGCGTATAACGTCAATCCGATGGTTTCAAGTACTCTTAGTGGCACTGTTGGTGGAGCACTAAATGCATCCATTAATGATCGTGATGTAGGCATGGGCGCATTGACAGGAGGTATTGGTGGTGCTGTTGGTGGTGGAACTTCTATGGTCGGTAAAGAACTAGGTCTAAATCAGTACGGTCAAGGTGCTTTATCAGGCGCAACTAGTGGAATGACCGGAGCTGCTTTAAATGATAAAAGCATTGGTATCGGTGGGTTAACTGGTGCTGCTGTAGGAACTGCAGGTGTTGCAGGTAGACAATTAGGTACAGCATTACAGAACGAAGTGACTGGTGATGCTGATAGACGAACAATTACAGGCGATATTTTAGGCAGTGCTGCTAGATCTGAAGCTAGAGACTTATTAACTCCTGATGATCCTAGAAGAATGATGCCTAGGCCAATGCCTAGAACTATGTTGGCTGGGGCACCTAGTTCAGTTAGCTATTTGCAGCCCGGAGCATTACCACAAGCTGGCACATCTAGACCACCACAATCTAGTGGGTTTACTCCAAGAATGAGCCCTGCAGGTGCGCCTATTTTTGGCAATGAGCAGAGCAGTTCTTCAATGCTGAGTCAGACAGGCATGCCTTCCATGGCATCGACCACTTCCAATACTTCTGATGTGTCTTTGCCAGGCGGTTCAGCAGGTGTACCAACCGGATCATCGCCTAATGCCAACGTAGGTTCTGTGACGGGCCTATTTCCTAGCTCAGGGTTAAATGCTGCTGGATTACCTGCACCATTAGCTTCCGGTGTTTTAACCTCTCAGGCATTATCTGATCAATCTGTTGACACTCCTCAGGTGTCTCAGTTAAAGCAGCTCTATCCTCAGTTAGAAAACGTCGATCCTCGAATCTTGGCATCTTTAACTAGTAAAGCACCTGTACAGACATATGCTCGAGGAGGGGCTGTACAGATGAACAAAGGTGGCAGTATTGATGAACTGCTTGAAAGAATAGAAAAAGCAAATAGGAATGCAAGATTTGCAGAGAATGACCGTCTGTTTAAGCATGCAGCTGAAAACTTAGGCCCTGCACAAAATAAATATGCTGCTCGAGTACCATTCGGAGACCCGAGTGGGAATTATAATCGACCTATCTCTTCACAATACTTTGTAAATCGTGCAAAGGGTGGTGAGATACACGGTTTAAACTATGGCAGTCATAAGCCCGAGTTTATTACTGGAGCAACAGGGCATTATGTAAAAGGGAAAGGTGATGGTCAGTCTGACGACATTCCTGCTATGCTTGCTGACGGTGAATATGTGTTTGACGCTGACACTGTGGCTGCTCTTGGTAATGGCTCTTCAGATGCTGGAGCAAAGGTACTCGATAAAATGAGACAAGAAATTAGAAAGCATAAACGTTCTGCCCCTGTGCATAAGATACCGCCTAAGGCAAAGTCACCTTTGGAATATATTAAGAAAGGGAAAGCATAATGGCTGTTGCACCTACAACAACTTCAGCGCCTACAACAACTTCAGCGCCTAATCCGCTATCACAAGTAAAAACTGGTTCTGTATCTAATTTTGCAGCAATACCTAATTTAGGCGTTACTGCTGGATCAGCACCTGGAGGTGGTGGTTTAACTCAAGGTACTGCACTTCCTAATATTACTACTACACAAATGCAGGCTACTGCAACGCCTGAATTTTACACAGACTATCTAAATCGGCTAGCAACGCAAGGTGGAGCTGCTGCAGAGAATGCAAGATATATAGGCCCTACAGAGTTACAAACTCAAGCATTTAAAGACGTTCAGTCAAATGTTGGAAATTATCAGCCTGCATTAACAAGTGCTATGAACTTAGCTGGTCAAGTAGGCAGTTCAAATCTTGCACAAGCCGTTGGTGATTTAGGCCGATACAATATTGCTCAGAACTTAGCACCTCAAGCAACTGCAGGTATTGTTGGTTCTGGACAGTTTGGATCGCGTAGAGGTGCTGGAGCATTAGGTCAAGTTTTAGCAGGCGCTAATTTAGCAATTACACAACAGCAGCAAGAAGCATTACAACGTGACTACGCCAATAAGCTTGCAGCAAGTCAGCAGTATGGTAATTTAGCAACACAAACTCAAGCTTTAGGCCTTGGTGATGTGAATGCACTTGCTACAGTAGGCGAACAGCAACGTACATTAGCACAGAATCAACAGCTATTCCCAATGCAAATGCTAAAAGAAGAGGCTGGCTTACTAAGAGGTCAGACTATACCTACATCAACAGCATCGTCGTACACAGGGCCTATTCCTGGCGCTTACAATGCATCACCATTATCACAGATTGCAGGTCTTGGGTCCTTGGCTACAGGTGTGTCTAACCTTGTACCTACTATTAATAAAGGCATTGAAGGTCTTTCTTCTACAGTTACAGGCGCTGCTAAAGCAGGGTTTAATGCACTTGTTGGTGGTCAAAGTGGTAAAACCATCGCTTATCAGCAAACATTAGCTGATGGTAGTACCATGAATGTTGCATCTGACGGTACTAAAACTATCATGTTCGAAGACGGAAGAGTTCAGAATTTTGACAGAGCAGGTAACCTTTTACCATCTGGTAGTACTGGTGATATGGGTTATGCTGAAGGCTATAATGAGCAAGATTTGTACAATCAAGAAGCTGCAAATAATACTTACCAAGAAGATGCATATGATGCCTATCAAGACTACTATAACAGTTATAACCCGTATGAAGGTTATGACATGAGTCAATACGAACCTTAAGCGACTAAACAAACATGGCTACTAATCCACTTACTGGCGCATTACCTACTGCTATACCTCCTGGCATTACAAGTGATCAGAATGCTCAACGAGAGTATATGTCTGCTCTTGATAAAGTTGTAGAGTCACTTGAAAAACGAAACCAGATTAATTGGTTTAATGTAGCAGGTCAATTCTTTGACCCAGGCCGTACAGGCTCATTTGGTGAAGCTGCAGGTAGAGCATCCACTGCTATGGGAAAAGAAATTGAAGCACGGCAAGCAGCTGCGCCATCTATTGCATTAATGAGAGCTCAGTTAGCAGGCCAGAAATACACATTACAGAATGATGCAAAAGCACTGAACATTATTGCTGACAATCTAGGCATTGAGCCACAAAATACTCAGCAAGCGCTAATGAAAGGTGATTTAACGCCTACACAGATTGCTAAGATACCACAGCTATATCCGATTATTGCAACATTATCGCCTTCTAGAGCTGAGATGCTGAAGAATATGCATGGCATGTTAGTAGAGAGCAATAAAGTAGGCGCTGACATAGGCAGAGGTACAATGGATGCGGTCAAGATTGTTCTTGAAACACCTGGTGCTCTTCCATTACTTCCTAAGATGTTTACACAAGGTATTCCTGGTCAGGCCACACAGCCTACACAGACTGTACCACAAGGTCTTGGATTTAGTCCTCCTGCCAAAGATGCAGTTATATCTAGTCCGTTCGGTCAAAGAACTGATCCGGTGGATAGAACAAAGACTGCTATGCATAACGGTATTGACTTTGCTGCGCCTAATGGCTCACCTGTACAAGCAGTCCTACCGGGTGAAGTTAAGTTTGTTGGGCCTAAGGGCGGGTTTGGTAACACCATTGAGATTCAGCACAAAGACGGATCAACTTCATACTATGCTCATTTAGACCAAGTAAAAGTAAAACCAGGTGATGTGATTAGAGAAGGTTCAGAGATCGGTACAGTCGGTTCTACCGGTAAGTCTACTGGTGCTCATGTGGAGTTTGGTTTACGTGACAAGAACAATCAACCTATTGATCCAACAATGCTATTTAAGCCTGCTACTGCAGCACAGCCACAAGGAACTCAAGTGGCAAGTTTAACTAGCCCTGAAGGATTAGGTCTTAAAGGCCAAGGTGAAGTTGGTGTTGGTCGTGTTAAAGAAGCTGATAAGCCATTCCAAGAGATGCGTGCAAATATCACTAAGTTTAACCCTGCGTCTATTACAACTTCGAATGCAAACTTAGAAGAGTTAAATAAGATCGCAATTGAAACACCTCGTATTTTCCAAATATTAAAGAATTCAGGTGAAGGTGTTTGGTCTGCTGTAAAAGTAGGCGCACAAGAAGGTGTTACTGCAGGCCGATTTGGAAGTGTCAGTTTGCCAATTGAGAAAATGGCACAAGCATATAACTTAACACCTACTGAAGCTGCTAACTTAACACGAGCAAATCAAATTCTAGGTAGCGAGTTCTTAAATAACGTGTCACAGAATAGAGGCTTGTTAGGTATTAACCCAACAGACAATGATGCAAGACTGTTACAAGCACCAATGCCTACTATCAGTGATTCATCTAAATCTGTACAGTATTGGATTAGACAACAAGCATTGTTGAATGAGCAACGACTTGGTCTATTTAATGCCATGGATGCACATGACAAAAAAGTTGGTGCAGCTGCGCCTCCTTCTGCATTCTTCTCATCTAAAGACTACACTAATATTCTTGACTCTTATAGTAAGAATCGTAGAGAACTTGAAAAAACACTGGCACCATATGGGAGTAGATAGAAATGGCTGATGACAACAAAAAAGAAGATATTCCGCTTTGGAAACAGCCTATTGTTGAACCTCCTAAGTCAGCCTCTGAACCTAAGGGCAGTGTTACAGTTTATTCGCCTGACACAGGTAAAGAAGTAGTTGTTGATCCTATGCTTGCTGCAGGAGCAGGTGCTCTTGGTGGCATAGGTCTACAAAAGACACTACCTTTAGAAGCCCCTGTTGTTCGAGGATTGCCACAAGCAAACATTAAAGCTGATGTTGCAAAAGAAACTGCGGATCTAACTGCAAAAGCAGTAGAAGAAGCTAAAACTGCGCACATGAGCAATCTTGATAAGCTGCAATTAGAGATGAAAGCAGCTACAGCTGAGTTGGCACAAGCAAATGCTAAGTTGGCAGAAGCTAGATCAAATGCTGTAAAAGTAGGTGCTATTGTAGAACCTGTGCCAGTACCTACTGCACCTTTACCTGGTACTAGTACTACCCCAGGTGCTTTATCAGAAGGTGCTTTGTCACACTCTGCAAAGATGGGTGAGATTACAGAAGCAAATGCAGTAAGGAAAGGCATTGCCGGTACTGCAAAAGGTCTTTCACCTGAGCAACGTATGCCATTGACAGGATATGCACAGAATAGCCGATTGATTGTGCCTAGTGGGTTAGCAGCTGCTCCTGTATACAACGCAGATCAGCAAGCAGCACAAATTAAACTGCAAGAAGCACAAGATGCATATGAAAAAGCTAAGACAAATGCAGCTAGAGTTCAGAACCAGTTTGAAAAGATGACAACAAGATCTGCTGTTTCTCCACAGCAAGCACAAAGAGTAATTAATGCACAAGAAAAAGCTGCCATAGCAGAAGCAACAGCTCAAAAGCTTAAAGCAGCTGCCCCAGGTACGATGGGCAAAGTCGGTTACGCATTATCACCTGCACTAAATGTGCTAGGTGGTGCTATGACTGCAGCTGATTTTGCTAATGCAGCAAATGCCTATAAACAGAAACGATATGGCGAAGCAGCCGTTAACTTTGCAGGAGGTATGGGCGGTCTAATTGGGCTAGCCCCTACATTGCCTACAAGAGTAATTGGCGCAGGCTTGTCTGCCATACCATTAGCTTATGAAGGCTACAAGGCATATACTGGTAAAGAATAGTTCTCCCCTGTTGTTCACGTGTGGTTTTCCCCGTCTTCGGACGGGGTTTTTTTGGGCTGATACAGTGCTTCATTAATGGCATCGGCATACTGCATTGCCATTGCCATCTCAACTTTAATAGTCTGCAATGCTGTTATAAGTTGGTCCATGGTATATCCTTTCATCAGAAGATGAAGCATGGTCATCCTGACCTTATCCTCTAGGTCAGAATTCATTAGATTACCTTCTTCTTAGTAAAAAAGTGCTTAAAATTGGCAGCAACTCTATTTACTATTTGCTTATGTAGACCTAAGTCTTTACTAACAGCTGCTTGACTTTCAAGTTTAACCACTATAAGTCGTAGTGACTCAACTGTATGATCAGCCAGTTTAGGATGCTGGTTAATAAAGTCATTAAAGACTTTAGTCCTCTCTTTAGGCGTTAACTTTTGCAGTTTAACTTGTATATCTGACCATCGTTTAGACATGAATATGCTCCTTTTTAATTGCATCAATTTGGTTAAGCAAGTCTTCTCTGATTTTTAGGTAGACATCCCCACCTGGGAATTCTTCACGGCCAATCGGATGGTAGAACTGCTCTTCACACCAGTCAAAGTTGTCATTCTTTGCATTAGGTGGGAATATATTGGTTTTACCTTTGGCAGACTGCCGTTGATAGAACGAATCAGGCTTACGGAAATCAACCAACCCTGCAAGGAATGGATATTTCTTTAATACTTCTAGCCATAGCTTCATGGCAATAACGTTATCTACCGTTGTCTGAATTTGTTCATCACCGCGCATAATGCAGTAACCGATAAGGTCTTTAATCGTACAGCGTACCATGTAAAAGTGTTCAAAATTGCGAGGCATAATAGTACGGGTATCAAGACCGTGAACAAGACCACTATCGAGCATATCAGTATACAGATCACGAGCCATTGTGGTGATTTGCTTATAACGTTCAAAAAAGTCTGCATTTGCCATGATCCCCGGTTTAACCATTACTCTATCATCTCTCATGTCCCTATCTCCGTGGACCTGAGCCGCAAAACTAAACAGACGATGTCTGATTAAATGTGTCGTATCAATCATATCCATACCATTAACCGACCACGTAATGTTAATCGTCTCCATTGCAGTGGGTAGCAGTTCATATCGGAATAGTTCATCAATGGTCTGGTCAATGTCTTCATGAGGAAAATCCCATTGAATCTTGTCGTTCCATGTGTTCATTAAAAAGACTGATATGGTCTTCCTGAACTCAGCCACTGTAGGTGCATGGACAATCTGTACATCGATTGCTTCTAATTGGTTTACAAACTCGATTGGCTGAGTCTTTTTACCGAACTTAAGTTGTGTGTGCATCTTTTGTAGATGTGGCATGTTACTCTTGTGTAGTTTTGGCATTTTCATTTCCTTTATTTAAGTGAAGTTCTACAAGTCTTGCATATCCTGCAATATCGGTCCAGCTATCTGTATGTGTTGGTGTAATAGCCAACCTTGACAGTTTCATAACAATCTTACTGAAATACATGGCATGTACAGAGCTCATAGGCTTTTTATGGTGTTTGGCATATTGAGCTGTAATTAAGTCAAGAATATCAGCTTCTAGCTTTACACCGTCATGAAAGTCACCATAGACTGAGCCACGTTGTTTCAGTACTTTGTCTGTAGTCTTCATATTTTATATGCCTCCAACTTATGTGCAAGCACAGCCATGCGCTTTGCACTATTGGTGTGTACATCTACCATGTAGCCTTGATTACCCATCTTAATTTCATTGTCTGAGTACTGTAGGCATTGAAGTGCATCAGCATAATGAACCACCAATGCTTCAGGCGTATCATCATTGTACATTTGACAGTAGTCTTTAACTTGCTCAGGAAAGCTGTCTACAATCTTTGCTTCTGCTTCTTTTAATGCCGCTGCAACTAATGGAAAGTTCTTCTTGACCAGATGGTTTACATCTGAGATTTCCATCTCTGGCAGATCATGACATATGGCTATTTTTAGTGCAGTATTAACATCAAACTCATAGTCTTTTGACATCATTAATACGCCTAATGCTACAAAGAAACTATGTGTTGCCACACTTTCAGGGTGGACAACAGGCTTCATGCTATAGCGCTTGGTGTGCTCTAATGAATAGCTTTGCATGAAGAAATCAAAATCATCTTTATTCATATACAATGTCTCCGTCTGACCAGTCACGGCGCATAAACTCTTTTGTTGTTTGAATATCTTCTAAAGCCTGTTCTAATTGACTATATGTCTTGCATACAGAACCAGAAGCAGCTAGCATAATGTTAAACTTCTGGCCTTCTTTGGCAGTAGTCCATACATAGATAATAGGAATATTAGATGCACAACACCAACCTGCCTCGAATATAGTGCCTGTGTCTTTATCGTCGGTAATACAAACTAAGACATTGGTCTTTTTAAGCGCCTGTAGATTTGTTTCAAAAATCTCCTCCGGTGTAGTGACACCCGGCACAAACATACTTGCATCCTTAGGGCTGAAATACTGAATGCCCATCTTATCCATGAGTTCCTTAACATTCTCAACGCGCCTTAACTGTGTTTCATTAAAAAATGGTGCTGCTAGATACACATACATATCATTTATCATACAATCTCCTTTATTAACTATTAAGATACTTCTTAACAACATACTTGGCTATTTCAGCCTCGAATTCTGCATGGATCCGACCATGGTTATTATTTTTAGGGTGTAGCCTTGAATGACCATAATGACTTAAATCATGTACTAATGCTCTCCAACCTGATGCATGTGTTTGTTCAAAATTAGGGTTCACTACTAATGTGCCTCTTCTAATCCAAGTATATCGACGACCACTAGTTAGTTTAACCTTACCTATAAATGGCTTACCAAACATAAAAAGATATACAGTTAATGCAATATCAATTGCTTTGTCTTTAGGCACAGGCTGACTTGCTAATTCTTTTTTATCACCCCATGCATCTTCTACTTGTTGATAATGATCCATCTTTTTTATCCTCGTATTAAGTAATTTAGTATTTAAGTTTTTGTACTACAATTACATTATACTACAAGTGTTTACTAAAGTAAACACCTATTTAGTTGCATAGTCTCTAATTGCTGTCATTAATGATTGCTGAGTCTTATCTTTTGAATTAATTGCAGCTACTATTGCTTCATCAATCGTTTTCTTAGCGATAATCTGGTGAACAACAATGTTATTTCTTTGCCCTTGTCTCCAAAGTCTTCGAATAAACTGTTCAAAGATTTCTAATGACCATGTGTTACTAAACCAGATGACTGCATGGCCAGCACCTTGTAAGTTTAAGCCATGACCAGCTGACTGAGGGTGTGCTAACAAGACCGGAATATGTCCGCCATTCCATTTATTAATAATGCCTGTCAGTTTGTCACCAGACACACCAGAACCAATTACAGGGGCACTTGGAAATAGCTTTTGTAGTCTATCCAAGTCATGCTTGAAATGATAACCGATGATGCATGGCTGACCTGACAGTTCTTCTACTATTTCTTCTACTGCATTTAGCTTTTCTTCGTGGACTTCTTGTATTTCTTTATCTTCACCATCTAGATAGATTGCGCCATTTGCAATTTGCTGACATTTACCGACAGCAACTGCTGCATTCATGGCAGTTACTTGACCATTTTCTATATCGATCAATAGCTTATCTTCGAGATCTTTATATAGCTTCATTGCTTTTTCAGGCAATGTGACATAGACTCTATTGGTAATTAGCTCTGGGAGATCCAAGTAATCTTGAGCCGACATCCTAAGAACTTTATTTGCCAGTGCTTCATGGATCTTTTCTTCTGCTCCGGGTTGTAATGCCCACGTATAACCGCCGTACCCCGTCGGGAAAAAATAGTTAGTTCTAAAATGAGTAATATACTTTCCAAAAGTAGCCCCTCGATCAATGACTAATTGCGGTCCAAATATATCCATTAAGCTGTTAGGCGCAGGTGATCCTGTTAAACCAAATCGTCTCTTAAACTGATCTAGAAATGGAGCCAATGCTTTGAACCGCTGTGTTCTTGTATTTTTTAGATAGCTAATTTCATCGACAATCAGCATATCATATGGTAGTTTAATGTTCATCTTTCTAAGAGTGGCAGACAACCATTGTAAACCTTCAAAATTAATTACATGGATTAATGATGTGTCATGCAGCTTCTTATCTTTGGTTGGGCCGTGTAATACACTAATTGTCATGCCATTAAAGTTATCCCACTTCTGTATCTCTTCTGGCCACACTGCATAGCAAGGCCTTAATGGCGCTAAGATTAGTACTTTATTAACTACATTTGCTGCTTTTAGAGTCTTAATTGCTTGTAATGCAATACTGGTTTTACCTAGCCCTGGGTCTAACCATAGTTGCCCGGATCCGTTTTCAATAAGAAACTTAACCGCGTTTTGCTGATACTGATGCGGATTCCAAAGCATGTGTGATGTCCTCTTTAGTTCTTAGTATAAGTACTTTTTGATTTAATTGACGAAGTGTGTTGTGTATTACTTTTTGCCGCTCTGAAACTATACCTGTAATTGTTTTAAGCTCAACCCATAGTACGTCATCATCTAAAACTACAACTCGGTCCGGCCAACCTGTGCTAAACCGAAGATGTAGTTTTACCGAGACTATCTTAAGACGCTTACATTCCTTACTAAAATGCCGTTCTAGATCTCTTTCTAGAATCTTTTTTACCACTTGCATGGGCCACCGTTAGACTTTCTAAAATGGCACCATTTGCATAAGACTGACGGATTAGGCGCATAGATCTTATCTTTTTCAATTGTGGTAATTCTGCCTTTAAGCTGGAGCTGCAGTTTTGGCAGATCAGATCTTGTAATAGGTTTATACCTATCTGTCTTGGCCAGATCAATGAATTCAATCACATTTTCTACTGTATCTACATCTGGCATAGTAGATAAGATGACCGTGGAATAAACAGTTACTTGATCTGAATAGTCTCTATGCTTGCCTGTCTTAAAGTCTAGTACTGTGGCACGACCGTCTTGTTCTTTAATAAATAAGTCGATAATGCCTCGAAACATAACATCATCGGCATCAAAGGCAACCGGTTCCCATTTGTCATTCACACCGACAGGCAGTTCTGATTGACCATTAACTTTAATCCAGTTACTTAGCTTTTCTTCTAAGTGCTTAATATCATCAGACAGTAGATTTAGACCACCTTTAAGAATAGCTTCTATTTCGGCATGGATTGTTTTACCTCGGTTAGCTGCATCACCGGATGGCTCGACCAAATGGTCAATCCTCGTAAGTTTGTACTTCAAAGGGCATTGTTCATACAGCTTAATTGCAGAATAAGAATAGCTCACTTAACCTCCGAAAAATTATTGCCAACCTTAGCTTCTGCTATGAGTGGTACATCTAAAGTAAAAGCATGAATCATTGCATGCTCAAGTTTCTTAGCTTCACGATCCACCACATCTTCTCTTACTGATATGATTAATTCATCATGTAATGATAATAGCAATCGTGAATTCTCAGCTACTCTATAGTAATCTATCATAGCTTGCTTTGCCATATCAGCGCCTGAGCCTTGGATTAATGTATTCAAGGACTTAAACCCAAACTCCATTAGCTTGCCATTAATCAGCTTAGGTGGTTCACCTTTGACTAGTCTGCCACCAATGGTAGAAAATGGATTTCTTAGTTTATATCGAGTATTTAAGTCGGTATTAATCTTATCCAGACCAGATGCTACTTCAGACTTATACAGTGCTACCAACTGCTTGGCTTCATCATACGGAATCTTAAGCATCTCTGCAATCTTTTTAGGTCCAGCACCGTACAAAATACCGAATGATAGTGTCTTGGCATAGTCACGTATGATAGGCCTACCTGCTTTTTCTGTCATTAGATTAGATGCAAATGTATGTAAGTCAGCATTAGGGTCTTGTCTGTACTGCTCTGCTAGTTTACCGTCTTCAAAGTGTGCAAATAACCGTAACTCTTGTGCCTGAAAATCACATGCCACCATCTTATGTCCCTCATCAGGCAAGATGAAGGTGCGGACCTTAGGTATAATGAGATTGCCAAGTTCTGCAGGCAGTGGTGTCTTTGGGCCTCGGGTAGGCATGGTCTGCAGTGTTGGTTTAGCCGATAATCTACCTGTTCGTGTACCACCAGCTTCTCCACGGACCGTATTCCATTCAGTGTAGATTCTACCTGTAGAAGCAGACTGCTCTAACCACGGCTCAATATAAGTACCTGTCAGTTTGACAAGCACGTCCCTGTGCCTTAATACAGAAGATAACTCAGAGTCTGTAATTAGATCTGCAAGTGTATCTTTATCTGATAGAGGTGTACCTTTATCACTAGTTGGCCATTTTTTCTTTTGGTCATAACAACCTTTATCTTGAATGACTTTAACCAGCTGTGCACCAGAATTATAGTTAATATCGTTGACATTAAAGTATTTATCCAGCCACTTCTGGCAATCCAAAATATCTTGGTTAGCTTTGTCAAGTGATGCCTGTAATCCTTCACGGTCAACTCGGACACCTAGCTTAGAGTTCTCCAATAGGACTGGCATTAATGCTATCTCTCTTAGATAAGCTTCTGGCATATCCTCACGGACTTCTAATGTGTAGTCAAATAGCTTGGCAGTCAGTGTAACGTCAGCCAGTGCATACTTACCAACCAAATCCGCGGGGCCGCGAGCAATATAAGCACCTGCAGTCTTAGGCTTCTTGGCTACCTCAGGGATATGCATAACCAGCCATTCAAAGAGTTCATCACGTTCCTCCGGCTGTATTCCTAACCATTCAACACATAGTTCTTTCAGGGACAAGCTACGAACATATGGATCATGCAGGAAGGCCAATACAAGGGTGTCGTGGACTCTTTCCGGCTGTGGGAAATCCATACCGAATCGTTCCATAATCACAGCCAAGTCAAACATGGTGTTATGGCAGCAGATATGCCTACCTGATTCCCATATTCGTTGTAATAGTCGATGTACAGTTTCGAATGTACAATTATTGTTATGGTCATGACCAAATGCCCAGTATTTAGTCTCGAACTGGTGTGTTCGATCTAAAACGGCTAATCCGACTGGTTGTGGTGGATATTGCTCTGGTCTTGGTCCAATTGCTTCTGTTTCAAAATCAAGAAAGATTGGATCGGTCATTAAAACACCCTATAACGTGGTATGCATTGAATATCAATAATGATGTCAGACAACATGCCTGACACATTTCTCTTTGACATGATTGGACTAGCTCTCATGCCGGCACTTTCACAGTCCATTGTGGCCTGTATGACTTGTTGACGGCTCATTTGCTGGACCTGTGCTTCATACATTAGCTGTACTGATGGTGCATTAAGATGCATTGGTACATTTTGTGGTGGCGTAGAACTACATGCAGTTAATATAAGACTGCTTAAAATAAGTATTCGTTTCATACCAGCTCCTTTATTTAGGTGGGTACTCACCGAAGCTTTCCCCGTCAAACCTATGCTTGCTTCTTTATATATTCATCAGCTAAATCAGATGCTAATTGATAAACATATGAAGACTGTTGTTGAACATTGCTATTTGCTGCTAAAGCTAGCATGAACTGAAGAATTAGTTCTTGTCTTGTTAACATGATTTCTCCTTAGTACTTGCTAGATGCAGTTGCAGCTTCTGGTGCGTCAGTTTCTTCAACACCTGCTGTCATTACGGCATTGTTCATTTCCTGTTCGCCACGTGCAATTAATGCTTTCACGATGTCCATATCATCTAAAGACCTGACAAACTTAAACTGTAGTTTAAACTGAGTCTTTGCATCTGGTACAAGTGAAATATTAGTCACAACAGCAGACAATGGACGTTTAGTAGCTGAAGCTACAGTCTGTAAATAAGTGGCAAAACCACGAACTGACGTGACTGGAGTTCTTAATGCTGCTACTTCTGCGACTTTAATTGTCTCTAACGATCCAATAGAGTCTGCAGTCATGATCAATAACCGACGTTTTTCTGCACATGCTTTACCTTTACCACCATTGGCAGCACTACCCCATTGATCTTTAGGGCAGTTTGCACACATCTCAGCTTGTGGCTCAGGTGATGTGATATTAGGCTTTAAGCCTGTGAGTGTTGGCCCTAATGCATAGCATACAGGAGGTGCAGGATTGGTGGGGTCATACCGCTGTGTGTAGTACAAACGTTCTACAGGGCTTGCCACAATCACTACATCAATTGAATTGCCTGCTATAGGTTGATCACGATACGTTAATGTACCACCTTTGGCACTTAAAAATACAGTACCTGCAGTGCTACGTTCTGCTATCATGCCTTGACTAGCCATCTTCTGAAGTTCATCTTCGAATATAGTTAGTTGTCCTGCTGGTTGTTTGGCATTCTGTTGTGCCGACTGCGATTTGCTCATTTGCGTTACTCCTTAGTTGCGAGATGCTCGTACAGATAATTCCCAAACTTCTGAAGTAGAGGTGCCTGGGATAACCTCACCCGATTCCCAACGGTCTTTAAAGGCCGTTGAGCTGAGTCTCTTATGTAGTAAGTCAAAGCTTTGTGACTTAGCTACGTATTCATAGAATGCATTCCAATCCACAATGACCGGATGCGTCTTTTTGTTCATGGCAGCTGAGTGACCTTCTGGTGAGGCGGCTTTGGTTGTACCTGCCTCGGTCATAGCATGCATAATGTCTGCTTCAAGCCTAGATACTTCCTTGGACAATTCACTATCTTTAGTGGCCAGATCAGTTCTTTGTTGCTTAACAGATATAAGCTGATTAATTAGTTCTGAGATATTCATATTTCCTCTGAGTGTAAGTTAACTAAAACGTTTGCTTCATCAAACATTTGGTTTGCTAATTTGAATGACTTTTTCCATCTTGTAGGCGCATAGCTTGGCGCTACATGCCTTGTAATACCTGCTTGTATCATCATAGCTGCACATTCAGAGCATGCCTGTATTGGCCATGTGTATAGCGTACAATTATGTAGATCCTGTTTGGCAAACACCATTGCATTTCGTTCTGCATGTATGGTCATTGCCAACTTAGTATCACGGTCATTTAGTCTTTTAAATGTATCTTTAACGCTAACAGGAAAGCCGTTAAATCCTAGACTAATAATGCGATTGTGTTGATCAGTAATCACAGCACCGCATTTAGTACTTGGGTCTTTTGACCAGTTCGAAATAAACTTGGCCAATTCAAGATACCGAATATCCCACTTCCATTGGTTATGCATTAGCAGACATCCAGTCAGGTGCATATGCATTATCTTTATACCACCGCATAGTCATAATGTTTTTCTTATGACGGTAGTATTGACGGTATGCTTGTACAGTATCTTTAGTTTTGCACTCATCTGGCATACACTGTGGAGGATCAGACCAGCCTGAAAATGTGAGTGAAGGTGGGTGTGCATTAAGCTCTGTTCTAAAGTACTTTTCTACGGAATGCTCTTTGCCATAGCGCTTTGTGTACTCTTTGCATAAGCTTAAGCCTAATGTAACTAAGTACATGTAGTGTAAACGTGATGATCTTGCCCATACGGCAGATGGATGATTTTTGTGTGTAGGCTTATATGTGACCTTATCGCCATTGCCTAGTTCATGATGTGCGGTTGCTAATAATTGTGCAGTTTCTATGATCATTTTGACCACATGTTTATCGCAATGATAAATGGCTGCTATTTGTGGTATTGAGTGTAAGTAAAAGATATTCATAATTTAGCCTTTAAGTATTTAGTAGTAAGTAAACAACAAGAACATTGTACCATGCTTTCTGAAAAGTAAACACTATCTTGTATGGTTTAACAGCAATAAAGCAATGTGATCTTCAGGGCCTACCCAACCTTCAGGCTTCTGTGCATCTTGCTTGGTACCTCTACGAGTGGTTCCAGGAACCTTCTGCATGTTCGCCGTGTGTACGATATCTAGTACTTGAGGTAAGGGTAATCCCATATGGTGCGCACATCCCATGGTCACATACGATAAGTCTGCCAATGCATCAGCAGCAGCCACCAGATCACCATCTTCGTGTGCTTTTAATAGCTCAGACAGTTCTTCCATTAAAAACCGTGCATAGAAGCTTAATGCTGCAGGCTCTAATAACTGTGCCTTATGGTTTACAGGTAAGTTTAGTTTTGTTCTAAACTCACGAACTTTATTAAAAATGTCTTGGTTCATTTATTTCGTTCCTTTATTAGTTTTTCAGCGTAGTTATACTCTTCTTTATGCTTTCTTTCTAGCTCCGCAAATCGTTCTGCCTGTGCCTTGTTCATCGCTATGCTAGACTCTAAAGCCTTTTCTAATTGGGCAATGTAGTCTGATTGGTGCTTTAAATGTTCGTTTTCGTTCATAGTTTACCTTTGTTAGGCGATGGGGTATGTAGATTCAACGCCCATCTCGTTGTCTTAAATGGTCTTACAGCCAAAAAACCTAGACTGATGAACTGTAAGACATAAAAATATATTTGCATCTACAAGGCTACTAATACTTTTATCAAATTTAACCATCAGTCCAGATCTCATTTTGTATTAACTTCTACTGACTTAACTAAGTTAATGCCTTTATCCAATGCAGCGGCTACACCGCCAACACCGTATGTTGCTACAAAGAAGCCAACTACAAGTCCTGCAATAAAGTTAATCATTATTTTCTCCACCAGTGTATAAGTTTACGTCTACCGTATTTAAGTTTAAGTTTAAATGCTTGATACCGATTCATAATTTGATATGCAATGCCATGCCTTCTCCTTTCGGTAGCCATTCTGCCTCTGCTATAACGCTTACGAATTTTCATTACATCTCCCATGGAAAGACTAACCAATGATCTAATCGCTTAATGTGACCGTAGTAATTAAGTCTTGGCAAATTAAGATTGTGGTACAACACAGCAAAATCAGTGTTTGGGTGATGTTGCTTAATTAGATTAATAGTAGCACCTGTATCGTAGATCTCATCTACAATTAGCACATTTTTTGCTGTTTCAAGCGGCAACACATGTTCTTTTGGCATGGCCATCATTGGTAAATCAAGCTTGTGCGACAGTATTACAGCAGGTATTAGACCGCCTCGTGTAATACCAACTACCATCTCATATTGCTTATCAGCAGCTTTAATTTGCTTAAACATAATGTCGATTGCTTTGTCAATCTGACCCCATGAAATATATTGCTTTGGTTTTGGTTTATTGTCCATGTGCTGTCTTCCATGCTTTCCATGCGGCTTCTGTAGGATCATCAAATAAAATGTTGTTATACACAACCCATGCGTGAAACTTTTCTTTTAGCTTCTCTTCAGTAAGCGGCTTTTCTTCTAAATAAAAACCAATCTCTTGGCTATCAACCGAAGGAAACCGAGTCATTAGGCACACTATGTTGTAGTCGCCTAAAATAGACTCTCTAAACTTAATAGCTTCTTCTTCGGTTTTAAACCCTACTTTAACGATGTCCATAATTAATCCCACATAAAATAAATAATCGCGACAATTGCAATAAGCGACACGGCAAAAAAGCCTAGTATAAAGACTGTAATGACTGTGGTTAGCATTTCATTAGCTCTTGAATATTGTTTCTTATTTCATCGGTAATAGCAACATCTTTTTCTATTACAGTTAATGAACGTAAGAGTGCTTGGCGCCATGCTTCATCCCATACTGCTTTAGGGTCATGTACAAGTTCAGATGCGCCTGCGCGGTCTAATAAATCACGCCAATCATGATAAGCTTCTTCCCAAGGACTAAGTGGTTGAGTCATATAACGAACACCTCCTGTGTATGTTTTAACATTAGACATTTAAGTACTTAATGCCTTTGGCTGTTAAAGAACAATCTTTACGCCTTGCATCTTGTGCATTAGTACTAACCTTGACATAGTGGTGTTCACGAAGCCATACTAATTCAGTGTGAATTGTAGCAGTTGATGCAATGCCGACATGATGGCATTCACGCATAACATCAGTTACTGCAATTTGCCCTTCATCAAAAATAAGATCAAGAATAACTTCGGCAACACTTGACATGCCTACTGCATGCCGTCTTTTATGCCATGATAATGGTGACATGATACTTTCCTAAAAAGATAAACATACTACTAAAGCTAAATAAATAAAAACACCGGCACTGATCGTGCCGATGACCAAGTTAAACAATGATGGGCAAGGATCATTCATTAATGAAAAGCCTCGAAACCCACCATACAATCATTGAGTACAACACTACATCTGCAATAAAGTAGTGAGGAAAATACTTACCAAATCTAAACTGTAATTTACGCATGTTTTGCCCCTGCTAAATAAGCTTTGTTGATGTCATTAACTAAATTAAACAGCATTTGGCTTTGGTCAGACATTAAAGCTTTATCTTCTGCTGCTTTTTTCTTCTTAAAGATTTCACTTTCAATTTTAACGCACAAGTTAATGTAGTCGGCCTTACTTAAAAGATCACCCATGTCTGAGTCTTTGTCGGTCTCATCCATAAGCTTCTGTGAATGTACAGATATAAGCTCACCGGTCTCTGGCCAGATGTCTAACCAGTATACCTCACCGTCTATGTCGATGGTGACTTGTGGTTGGCTTTCTTGTGTATGAGGATTGGTCCAGTATGAGGTGACCATATTGTCCACGGCATATTGTGCCAGTTCTTTACGCATAAAAGTTTTAATGAACATGATTATTGTTCTCCATAGTGTTGTGCATCGTTATAGGCTGCCCATTCTGCATATTCTTTCTGAGACTGTTCATCCCATATATTATCAGATGGTTCTTGGTTAGATTCTTGAACTAATTCAATGGTTTGTGGTACGTTTTGCATATCTTTCCTTTCAAAGTTATGGGACTACGATAGCACTGTACCACATTTTTAAGCTTTGTAACCATTTTCTACAACTATTTAAGTCTTTTTCACTATATGACAAACTATAAATATTTTTAGTCTCGATGTGCAAGTGTTTACTTTTGGTGTATAGTTCAACTTATGGCGAAAGCCATATTAACTAATAAAGGAACTTAAATGCTAAATACTCAAATCAAAAACCTAACAGAAGTAAATGTCGTAGACCAACTCGGCCTTATCAAGGCAGAAATCGCCCAACTCCAAGAACAAGAAAAAGCTCTAAAAGAGCAGCTCATTGCTCTTGGTGATGGTAAGCACAGTGGCAATCTGTACGATGCCACAGTATCACCTACAAGCCGTGACACCTTGGACATGGAAGCAGTTCGTGCCAAGCTATCACCTCAGTTTATCAGAGCTCATACCTCTACCACACATTTTTCAACCATTCGCGTAACAGCAAGAAAGGGTAACTAATCATGGCACACGAAATCGATATGTCAAACGGTCAGGCAAACATGGCATACGTGGGGGAAACCCCATGGCATGGCCTCGGTCAACAGCTTAAAGCAGGCGCATCTATAGAGACATGGCGTAAAGCCGCTGGCATGGACTTTGCCATCTACACCTCTCCAGTAGCTTTCAAGTCCGATTCCAATAACGTTTATGCCGAGGACACATTCCCTGGCCAGAACGTTCTGTACCGCTCAGACACCAGAGCGCCACTTGCAGTGGTTTCTGATAAGTATCAGGTGGTTCAACCCAAAGAAGTCCTAGAGTTTTACCGTGACCTCACTGAGAAGGCTGGATTCCAATTAGAAACGGCCGGTGTTCTTAAAGGCGGCAAAAAGTACTGGGCTTTGGCCAACATGGGTAAAGAAGTCAAGCTTCTTGATGACACGATCAAAGGCTACTTATTACTCGGTACAGCGTGTGACGGCTCTATGGCCACTACAGCCATGTTCACCTCCATCCGTGTTGTATGTAATAACACTCTTGGTTTTGCAATGACCGAGGCAGATAACGGTAAAGCTAAGAACGTGATTCGTGTGAATCATCGGACTGCTTTTGACGAGGACAAGGTTAAGGCACAGTTAGGCCTAGCCGCTACCTCTTGGAAGCAGTTCCTTACTTCAGTGAATGTCTGGATGAAGACCAAGGTCGAACTGGAACAAGCTCAGGATTACTTCGATACCATCTCGTCTTACACAACCACAGAAGGCGAGGTAAAAGTATCCGAGCGTACATCCAAGTACCTTATGGAACTGTTTGCCGGTGGTGGCAAAGGAAGTGAATTAAAATCAGCCAACGGAACAGTATGGGGCCTAGTTAATGCGGTCACTGAATTTGTTGATCACCATCGGGGTAGAACTTCTGATGTTCGTATTGATCGTGCTTGGTTTGGTGATGGCATTGCCACCAAAGAAAAAGCCACCGAGCTAGCTAATGAACTGTGTGTAGTATGATGTAAAACCAGCCCCTTCATTTTGGTGAAGGGGCTCAAAAAAAGGCCATCGCGTTAACGATGGCCTGAACAATTTTGAATAAAGGAAATAGTTATGTCGTCTGGGTTTGCCTCTCACACAACACAACCAGAACAATTATACAATAAATTCCTACAAGACAGACAATTTGATGACCAAGATGTACAAGCACTAGGCCTAGAACTTCTTAACAAAGAAGAGACTCGAAGCCTGTTGGGGCATACATCCGAGTGGTCTATCAAGATTCCGTATAGAGATATTTATGGTCAGTTGACTGCGTTTAACCGAGTTCGAATACTGACACCGAAAGGTAAGATGAAGTACTCACAGGCCAAGGCCAGTGGGTCGCACATCTACTTTCCACTCAATCCGCTGTGGTCGCATGCCATTCAGAACGTCGGCATACCGATCATTATTACAGAGGGTGAATTTAAGACATGGGCGATCACTAAGGCCATTGCCGCAGAAGGCCTGCCACATGTCTGTCTTGGCCTAGCCGGAGTTAGCTCTTGGACTGATAAGAACGATTTGCCATTGCATAGAGATCTTATGCAAATATCTTGGAAACGGCAGCTTGGCGGTCGGTCTGTGTACATCGTCTTTGACTATGACGGTAAGATGGATAACGGCGAGCCTAACGAGCAGGTAGCTCTTCATGAAAACCGCCTAGCACTGACATTAGTAGGGCTTGGCGCCAAAGTGCATCTATGCCGTGTAGGGCAGTTCATTACGACCGCAGGCCAGAAGTACGCTATTGATGACCATCTACTTATCGGCCGAAATCTACAGGAAGTACTGAACACTAGCCTTGATCCGACCATTACCAGTATGCCAAGAGACTTAAATCTGTATACTGCACGTACTAAGTGGGGAATCTATGACGGTACATGGATACGGCTCAGAGACGGTAAGCAGTTTAATGCCACAAAAATAGCTACTGAGATTGCTAACATTAGCTGGTTAGAACAGCGTATGAATGCTAACGGCAACCCTGTACAAAAGGTGATCAAGCTTAAAGATGCGTATGAAGAATGGACCAAGCGGCTGAGTCTAAAGGGAATGGGGTTATATCCTCAGTACCAAGGTCAGAACCTCACGCCTGAAGGTCAGTATAACTTTATGAAGGAATGGAAATACGAACCGATAGAAGGTGACTGCAAGCCTTGGCTTGACTGGTGTCAGTACTTCTTTCAGGATGCTCCGGAGTTTGAGTCTTACTTTCATGACTGGGTTGCGAACATTATTCAACGGCCTTGGTGCCGTAACAACACTGCCATACAGATTATCAGCAATGAGCAAGGCATTGGTAAGTCGTTCACCACCGGCTGGATTGCTAAGATGATCGGTGACATGGCTATCTCTATTGGCCCTGACCAGATCTTTAGAAAGTTTAATGCGCATTTGGCTAACAAGATCTATGTGACTGTGGACGAGCCTAGCTCTGATAATGAAGATCATGCAGACTTTCTTAAAGATCTTATTACCGGAGACACAGTGACCATGGAAGGGAAAGGGGTCGATGCCATAGTCTTTGATAACTACATTAACTATGCATTCACTACCAACCGACCAAAGGTGACCAAAATGAGCACAGAGTCGAGACGTGAGGCTGTGTATATACCGTCAACACTTGATGCCGCACAATGCCATGT